TCACTCTAACAGGCCAGCAACTAATTCAGTACTGAATAATACTGAATGTACTGAATCCATTGTTTGTTGTGCTTTTGATTCACTCTGCGATGTAATCAGCACATCCATTGTCATTATTACAGAATGTCTAGTACTGTATTCAAGTTGTTCGTATTGTTCGGTTACATTGCTGATCATCAGAATGTAATCATTGGATGACTGACTGTTAGTTTTGGCGGCTTTGCGTACTTTCAAACCATTAGATGCAAAAAGGTCTGAAACATGATTTTTTATAATTGAAATATTCATGTAATCAGACCTCTCTGTAATATACGTTACACAGGCCGGATAGATCATCTACGATATTGAATACCTCATACCGAACATTGTTCAGTACAAAAGAATCATCATAGGTGATTTGATCACGACGGCATGTTAAGTAATTTTCTGTTGTTGGTATCAGTCCTTCGGTAGTTTGAATTGCTATTTCGGACTGTTCGAAAATGGCAGTAATAGTACTGCCATTGTCTAGTACTAAAGGTTCACCAAAACTGTTAATCAGAGCATCCATACATTGCGTATTAAATGCTCTCATCGGATTAGGCCAGTTTGATTACGCGGAACGCTTCTGGATTGGTAAGTACTACGGCAAAATCATGCCAGACACGAGCAACAATTGCACCTTGTGCCCTTTTGCTGGTCTGGTCAAGATCCAGTTCCATATCACCCCAGGAGCCAATTGCAACTTTGGAGAAGTCACCCAGAATAATGAAGTTCTGACCAGCCAGTACTTTAGAGTCATAGGCAGGTACACCACACAGATCGCCATCGTCGAACAGGTACACAGCGGCGGTATTTGCACCACGCAGAGTACTACGCAGAGTAGCTTTAGTCTGTGGACTCATTACAGCACTGATATTACCGAATGCCACGCCTTCGTCACCCAGTGCCCCCTGAGCGGCTACGATGTTAGCATAAGAATAGTTATCTACCGTTTCAACCTTGCCAGCGACCTGTACTGCTGCAACGATTTTCTGCATTACGATTGTTTCAAGACGCTGAGAGAAACCAGCAACAATAGCTTGAGTAACAATTGATTCGATCTGTGGGCATGATTTCAGTACTGAACGAGAGAGAGGCACGCTACCGGAATAGGTGATCGGCTTCATTACGACACTGGAGAAATTCGGATCGACTTCTGGACTTGCACCATTTTCTGGTACTTCATCAAAGCCCGCCGCAAAATCTGCTGAAAGTTTTGGTAGGCTAATTTCCGAGGTCAGACCGGAATATGTCTGTACTGGCAGATTTTTCAGAACACCTTGATCACGCAGTACATCAATAAATGCACCGTACAGTACATCAGTGTGAATAACGTCCTTTGCACTAGTAGTAGTTACACCAGCACGAATTGCACTTACCAGATCGTTTTCACGAATAATTACACCGCGTTTACCATCGGTAGTTACGCCACCGTCCATCATTGAACGCAGTAGAGAGTTAAGGGAAAATTCCATTTTGTTATCATCCTTGATAATGGGTTTATTTTTAATTTGTTGGCGAAACGCATCAATGGTTAAGCCGGATTCGATTGCCTGATTTGCAATTTCAGAGCGGATATTGAATGCATGTGAAATAGCATTAATTTCGGCAATGCGTTTTTGATCTTCTTCGGCCTGTTCTCTTGGTTCTTCCTGAACCTGTTCCTGAACGGCTGAATCATCATTTTGTTCTTCTGGTTCTGGCTGCTCGCCATCACCAATACTTTCACTGTTATTTATCGTTTCCGCTTCGGTAATGATTTCGGGATTAAACTCAGAAGTATTAGTAGTACTTTCAGTATTTTCATCGGGTTCATTTTCAGTTTCCTCGTTACGTTCCTCTTGTTCGGATGGCTGTTCGTCTTTATTTTCGGGTTCAGGTACTTCTGGTTCCTGCTCTTCTTCAAGAGAACGCCCTACTCCGACTAGATCATCAGCAGGCACGGATACAGTACTGATCTCAAATGGGGTCCACTTAGTAATTAAGAGGTTTTCACCTTCAATACGATATTCGTCGATTGAGTACCCAACTGAAACTTTGGTCAGTGTACCTTCACGTACCATTTCATATTTTTCAGCACCCATACCAACAGAACTAAAACGTACTAATGCACGTCCTACACGGTCTGGATCAATAGTGGCTGATTCGACTACACCGATATGATTATCAAAGTCATGATTGAAAAGTAGAGCGGCTTTATTTTGCAGTCTTGATAGGTCTACGTTTTCAGGATTATGCAGAAGAATTTCATTATATTCCTGACCACCGATAGTACGTACTACAGGATTTTCAGAACTGAAAGCTAACAGTACTGTACGGTCGTTATTATCAGAGAGTACGTCACTCGATAACGTCATCTCCCGTTTTTGGTTCTTGAATTTCATTTGAACTGTCCTTGTTCATTGTTTCTGTTTTATTTATCTCCGCTTCTCGTTTAAGTTCTTCAAATACGTGCTGAGGCTCCATGCCTAAATCACGGATAATTTGGGACTTACTTTTGACTCCCATTTCTAATAGTACTTGCTCGTACTGAGCATCTTTATTAGGATCAAGCGAGACTTGCTTAACTGTAATGAAAGTACTGTTCGCGATATTCTCAAAGTTCGTGAAACTAAGTTCTTTAAGTTCAGATACCATGATTCGTTTAATAAATTCACGGTAGATAGGTTTGAGTACTTTCGAAATGAGTAGATTAGAACGAGTTTTAAACCCTTCACGACTGATACGGTCTGCCATTTTTGCAGCACTGAATGACGCGTTTTGTGTATCGCCAGTTAACATGGATTTTGGAACGGAAAGACCAGTACTGATAGTTGTTAGAACAGCGTCTGAAAACTCAGTAATTTTGTCTGTACCTGCCTGCGGGTTCAGAGTCTGGATCTGCTGCCCTGGGGCCAGTTCTTTAATACTGCCCGGTTCAAAGTACTCTACAAATTCACGTTCTGGATTTTCACCGTCTAAGAGTTCATCCTGATTGTTGTCAGTATTGGTAATAAACCCCATAGCTGAACTTGCGATCTTTTTCTGTAGTACTGCCGCTTCGTTATAGCTATTGAAATCTTCCAGGGTTTTCATGACTGCAATACAGTCCGGGAAACCTCGTTCCTGTCCTGGGAATTCTGGGATGAAGTAATGCAGTACTTCACTGGCTGGTACACGTTGAGTACTGTTCGTCTGGATGGTGTAATTCAGCGGGTTAATATCGGCTACGTGATAGGCCAGTACCCGACCGTGTTGATCACGTTCAATACCATTGCTGATGTACGAACCGTTTTTCAGTAACTCGTTTTTAGTACTGGGAATACGGCTTGCATCGATGATTGATACCTGTAGTTCATCACCGTCTGTATGCAGTCGAACAAAACATTCACCATCGGTAGCTCTTGCACGCTCTACCAGTTGTTGAAAGATGTCGAATGACATGGAACCATCAGCACTGAATCGGTTTGCATCTGATGCCCACTCGTAAAACAGCTTGTCTAAGCGGTCTGCCAGTACTGGATCGGTTTGACCATCGAGGCCAATCGGTGAAGGTCGAACGGTGATACCGTCTGCCCCTGCCACTGTGCCAGAACTCAGTGATACGTATCGACGTGCATACGGGTTCTGTAGGACCAGTGAACGGCTGGCATCGCGTAGAGAAGTTAGTGACTGTCTCAGTACCGCATTGATGTTTACGTTCTGAACACCAGTACCGTAAGAGCCAATGATCTTTGTTGGTAATCCAGTTAATGAACGTGTCTGAGATTTGAATTCAGTACTGGCACTTTGATATTTGCGGGGTTGTACTGTTTTAGGTTTTGGTAGTATTGCGGGTTGTTCAATTTGCCGTTTGTTAAAAGGCCACATTCCTTGTGATCTCCATTATTAGCGGCAATGAATCGTGCTTTTGAAAAAGCCTTTATTGCCTGTAGTTAGTTTGCGTTTCAGATCGTTGACCTGTTTAGTGATACTGCCTTTCAGACTAAGCAATGTATTAAGATCTTCTTTAACAAGTGTCTTATTATTGATGGTCAGTGTATGTGTATCACCGTTAATTCTGGCTGCGATGATTTTATTAATGTCATCAAGCTGGGATTGCAGTTCTGTTAATCTGTCTGTCTGAGCCATTGGATCAATGACGGTTACAGTACTGATAGTTAATTCACCATTATTGTTATATACGACTGAGTAATAACCCGGTTTCCAATCTGTGGAGTCGATGGTAAGAGTTACCGTTTCAGTATCGTTCTCTGTGTTGTGTGTGAATAACGTATCGGTACTGTTTCCGATTTTTAATGTTGTATTAGGCTGTAATACTTCGTGAAGTACTTCACCGATATAGATTTTATCTTTCATGTTTATTTATCCTTAGCCGAACCATGATTTACCAATACTTTTGGCTTTTGGTTTAGTGTATTTATTATTTGGTTCGGTAGGCTTGACGGGTTTAGTTGAATCAGTACTGGAAGTTTGTTCATCGGTTCGTTTACTACTTCTGTACTCTCGTAATTTCTTGAATGGCAATCCACCTAATTTACTCAATGCCAGTTTCATCATGCACAGGCTGTAGACCAGCGTATCAAGTGCCTCATTACGACGGCCTGTAATCTGCTTCCATCGAACACCACTACCTGAACGTTCCAGGTTCTCTGCTGTGACCTGTTCGAAATAGTCATCAGGCAAATCGTGTGCAAACCGTAGCGTAAGTGGTGCATCTGTTTTACCTGCTACTGCATTGTTTAACAGACTGCGTACCCAGTTCTTACCCTCGTGTACGTTCAGCATGTAGAACTGACGGCCTTCTGAGGTGCTGCGTTTGAACAAGTCACCTTTGGTATTCGAGCTGCCCTTGATCATTTCGAACTTCTTATACTGCTGACAGAAACTATTTACGGTGGCTACTGCCCTCCCGTTACCCCCGTCAACAGCAACTTTAAGTATTGGTACTTCACGCCCGGATACTGTTTTGAAACGTTGATTACAGAATGCAGCAAGGTCTGTATAAGCCTTTGCCCCTTTGATTTCACAGTTAGGGCTATAGAAAAAACGATGACCCAGTACAAATAGTTCTGTTTCGTTAAAACCTAATACTGTTGCTTCAAGTCGGTCTAATTGCTGGTCACAGCCTACGACAATACCCAGTACTGAATCTGGGATATGTGACAGGTCGAATGAATCATCACGTAAATTCTCTAATGCTAAATCGTCAATTTCTTCTTGAAGGTCTGAGTAATGAAGTCCGAGTACTGTATTGTAAAAGGACTGGTAGTTATATTCGAACCAGGCTAATTCAAACTCTTTAGCAATAGCCTGAATAGTACTGTTCGGTGAATACAGACGGTTAATATAGAAACCTGCTGTATCAGTTACAGATGGGTTCAGTGCTATCCAACGTCCGGTACTGACCATCTTAATACGCTGTGATTCTGTTATTTCTTCCCGGCATTCTGGACAAAGTAATTTTGCAGTACTGGCATCTGGAATATCCCGCTTGCCGTTCTTCTTCCATTCGAACTTTACATTCTCCCATTTCAAAGTATGTTCATGCTGGCAGTGAATACACTTAACAAAGAACTCACGTTGATCTGAGTTCTGGTATTCAACATCGATTGCATCGCCTGAAAAAGTTGGAGTGCTTGAAATAAGTATTTTGGCTTCCTGGCCGAAATCAGTTGCACGTTGTTCAGCAAGGCGGATCGGGTTCCCTTCTGGTGAGTTCTGGTCTATTGCAGACACTTCATCAAGTATGATTCGTTTGAGTGTTTTAACTCGTAATGCTTTTGCACTGCCGAGAGTCATGAAATACAGGAAACTACCGTCCTTAAGTTCAGTCTGCTGTTGGTTGTTTGCTTTGGTCTTGTCGTTCTTATCTGTAACTAACTCTGATAGTGCTGGCACCTGCTCGATTGTTTTATCTATTTTGGCAGACTTCCATTGCTTCAATTCTGTAAGCGAGCTTTGAGCAATACCAATATTACTGGAATCAGTACCTATCCAGTAAAACAATGCTGAGTTTAATAAAGTAGTCTTTGCAATCTGAGCACTAGTTTTATAAACAACTTTGCGGTACTGGTCAGATTCGATAATATCCAGCATTTCACGCTGAAATGAATATAGCTTGAGTTTCTGACCGGCTGCTGCACCATCAGGGAGTACTAGATTTTGTTCAGCCCATTCACTGGGCTTTAACTTCTGTGGAGGTTTGATTATCTGTACTGCATTTTTCAGTACTGTCAGTGTTCTGTTCATCGGTGGCATCCTTGCCTTGTTCGTTATCCTCGAATTTCATATCGCCAATTTCATTCAGCATTTCATCAATTCTGGCCTGCAATACTCGTTTAACGTTCAGTACTGAATCCTGTTCGAAAACTTCATGTTGAATTTTGTTCGGTAGTGAACGGATATAGTCACGGAATGTTTTAAAGTACTGTGTAAGTTCTCTGTGTACTTCATCGGCTGGGATCAACTGTTCAGTACGGGAAAGTACTTCCGCCTCTGCTAAATCTGCTTCCGCCCGCATTTTACGCAACCGTTCTAAATCGATTTGTTCTCGTATATCTGTTTGTCGTAATGGAATAAGAACATGATCAATTATCCATTGCCTTGTTTCATCTTCATTGCTTAAGGGCATTCCCTTTGCTTTCCACTGTCGTACAGTACTTTCATCGTAACCGTACTGTTTTGCTATTGATCTCTGACTAATCATTATTAACAACCCCAATTATTTGTTAAAGTATTTATCATTTTTGCCGATATATCTATATCGAAACTGAGGGTATTGATATGACTGATAGAGCTGATTCAGTAACTGTTAAAACTATAATGGATGAATTCTTAAAAGATGAAGGGGTAAGATCTAGATTAAGAATGATTCTTAAACGTAACAGAAATGATTGGGAGAAATGGTTACAGGTTGAACTTGAATATTTTATCTCCCAAACACCTGGCACCCAAGTTGAGAGAGAAGTTTTAGCATTTCCAGATAATAGAAAATTACGTGAACAGTATAGTATGTTCATAGACCTAGCATTTCGCAGGAAACGAACACGCACAAATTCATATATTTTTCTTGAACTCAAATGTTCAAGAAACCCTCAAACACTAATTAATGGCTTTGAAAAAGACGTTAAAAAACTACTTGCACTCAAGAAATGCTTATTAGGTACTCGATCATTTTGGTGTGTAGGATTTCATCTTAATTGCACGCCTAACAGTGTTGAAAAAATTGAAAGATTTGTAAAAGAATGGCACTACGGATTTAGTAAAGTGATCAAACTTTGCGATTGCGGAGATGAGATAGAATGCTTATGTCAAGATAATAAAATTGGGTTTGCAGTTATATAAATTGCGGTGCGGGTCAGATCAAAAAGTGGGTATACACATAAAAGATCGGCCTGCCGAAACTACGCGAGGCTTGCCCTCTCAGGGAGTACCTTTCAATGCTTCTGTATCGCTCTGTATGCTTCTGTACTGAATGAAACGCGTCCGTGCGTGGATATTTCTAGCGTTGTACCTTGAGTGATACAGGCTGTTCTGAGAGGTACTCCAAATAGTAATCACGGATTGCAATGATTTCTTCTTTGTAGAAGGTATGGTTAACACCAGAATATAGCTCTTGTACTGTCTGCCAATACTCAACATTCATAAACTCTTTTGCGACAGTCAATAACAGGCAACATGCTTTACCCAATTGTATAGCGGCTGCTTCTTCCGAACCTTGTTCAAAGTTCGAAATGTCAGCTAATGCTTTGTGTGTGAGTTTGATGCTTTCATTATCAGACAATGATTCAAATGCGTGGGTATCGTCTGCGATATCCCTAGTAACATTCCGTGAGTTATACATTGTATTCCTGATTAATTATTTTTGTTGTATTTGTGTTACGTATGCTTCATGAATTTCTCTGTGCACTAAGCAATAGAGTCCAGCATAGAGTGAATGATTAGATCAGATCTTTCAAATAGTCATCTCTCAATGCCAGTACTTCCATTTTTAATGACCCAGGCTCAACACCAGCATACAGATCTTCAATCGTTTTCCAATGTTGATGGTTTGCGTATTCATCGGATAGGGACACTAGAAGACAACATACACAACCTAATTCCAATGAATTTGGTTGTAATGTACCGTTTTCGAATTCAGATATCATTGATAATGCGGCATTAATGCGTTTGATGAGTTCTTCAGTACTCATCGACTCATAGAGTTGGGTTTCACGTGCAATTGAATGAATCACAAAACTCACGCTTCTCATCTGGTCTGACCTTAACAAATTTGTTATCAGAAACTTTACTCGGGTTTTCACTAACTGCAATACTGTATGAATATACAGTGTTATGGGGTTTACATCATGGGTAACAAAGACGGTTTCGATCCATCAATCACCAGTGGTATTCAGCGGTTCGTACATCTGGGTCAGTGGGGTACGGTGTGCTACTGGGGATCATCGTTAGATGAGTACAGGATAGGTGATCGTGTGTTCTTCCAGAATCAGTACAGGCAGTACTGGCTGGGCGTTATCGAAAGGGATTGCTTTGTACTGCTCTATGACGAACCGTTAGATAGAGTACTGGATGGTTTGAGCTATCTGAACTCTGTACACCGTATGCACCAGATGCATGACGATGAGGATTGGTTCTGCGACCAGGGTGAACTGCCCTTCTGATAGGGATATCAAGTACTTGATAGTTGTTGTAGGATAATTGGCAGGTTTAAACGAAAACGCACCAGGAGTGTTAGTATGAGTATTTGGACAAGCGACAATATTGAAATGACTGGATTTAATAAAGAGAAATCATCTTTCAATCAACACACCTCTTCATTTAATAAGTTAGTTTTTGATTTATCTTATGCAGCCAGCGATGAATGGGTAGAACATTTTGATTCGCAAGAGGGCTATTCCGAACATAATAAATTCGATTTCTCTGCATCAGAAGTAAGTACTACTGGAAATATATCAGTTCCCCTTCATGATTTACAGAATTATATTTTTGAGCTAAAAAAAAGATTCCAACTGACCAATGAGTATTTTGACAATCAAAAGAAAGTAGAGCAAATAGAAAAAGAAAAATACGAAGATGTTATTAACAATCTGAAATTTTAAGTTTTTATCCTGAACAGGATATTCATTCTTTACAACTGTTCAGGAATTAAAATGAATATCTTCTTGGATTAGCTAAGAATCCACAAATATGCAGGTAACATCATCAGTACTAAACCCTGCATCATATTCTGTTGTTCAGGTTCGGGATGGCTAAAGTAGATATGTAGTATTTCGCTATATTCGTCGTACTTCATATCTAGCTTGATCAGTGGCTCTGTATCGATGACGGCTAGTAGTTCCTGAACCATTTCAAAATACAGTTCAGTACTGCCATATTGCGGAAGATGGATTGATGTTCTCATAGGGTAATTACTCATGTGTGTTTGAGTATTTACCTTCCATGAATTGTTCGTATGACCGTTAAGATTATTGCAGCCAGTACTAAATGAAGATGACAGATTAGGGTTTAGTACTGGCATGATTGAGTTCTAAGCGGCAGTGCTTTTACATCGAGTCCACGTCAACGCTAACCCGAACATTGCTCTTATATCGAATTTTAAAATGATACGCCTTATCACATGTGACGTTTGACGTTTTCTCGTTTGAGAACCAACTCGTTTCTGTCTCGATTTTGTCCACCTGGTCACATTGATAGCCGGATAGTGTGATTTCTCGCTGTGCCTTCTCAAAATCTTTTTTCGTGGCTTTGTCATCAGCGGCAAACACAGTAGATGACACCAAGACTAAACATAATGGCATGATTCTAATCATTTAAATTTCTCCAGCACCCAAGGGTAGGCTATCCGTTGCAAAATCTTTTGCTGATTACTTACCATAAATAACGATTGTTAACTTATCATCGATCTATAAAAAAGATCAATATTAAGATAAGTCTGCTACCAACATCAGTCGATAAAGTTACAGGTTTCTTGATTTCTTCGATTTAGAACGGTAGTCAGGCCAGGGCTGAGGAGATGTTTCGGGAGAAAATGACCTGATGTAGAGCGGTTTGTATACCATTTATACGACGTTAAGGAGAGTTTTGTGATCAATGCTAATTGACATTTTTTGGAGTTCTAGCTCGCCTTAACAAAATAACAAACCAATTGCTGACACAGGAATTCGTGATAAAGTATGTTATTGTATTACCAATGTTATCCAAAAAATAAAATCATATAATACGTTCAAGGGACTTTTCTTATGAGTATCAATACAAATGACATTATCGATAAAGCAGCAAAAGAAATTAAAGAAGATGGAAATGCGAATATCATTGTCATCGGTAAAACAGGTGTTGGTAAAAGTACGCTGATCAATAATGTTTTTCGTGGTGCGGTTGCAGAAACTGGTACTGGACGTCCCGTTACGAAAGGTATTCAGAAGATTACCAAGGATGGCATTCCTTTAACAATAATCGATACGCAGGGTTTAGAAGTAAAAGATTATAGCTCAATTAAAGATGCAATAGAATCCTATGTTTTCGATACCGAATCCAGTGAAAATGCAAAGGATCATATTCATCTTGCGTGGTTATGTATAAGTTATGGAAGTGCACGAGTTGAAGATGCAGAAAAAGATTTAGTGAGTTTTTTCCATAAAAATAATATCCCGGTCATTATCGTTCTGACAAAAACCTCTAACTTTAAGAAAGCTGAAAATGAATTTTACCTTTCTGTTCGTAGAGAATTTCAAGAGCATTGTTCTAATATAATTATGACCAGAGGCATTCAAGAAACTATTGATGATGATGAGGATGAAGATCCGATCATTCTTAAAATTAAGGGCATTGAGGAATTAATAGCCAAGTCTGAACAATTAATCCCGGAACAAAAAAAAAGAGCTTTCGCTAATGCTTTATCCATAAAAAACGAAAATGGTTTAAAGACTAAAATAGCTAGGGCAGAGATTGAGATTAATACAGCAGCGGGTTTAGCAGCTACTGCTGCTGCAACTCCGATACCTTTATCAGATGCAATTGCTTTGGTCCCCATTCAAATTGCTATGTTAGTAAAAATAAGTTACACGTTTGGAATGGACGTCAAAAAAAGTGCAATAGCTGGTTTAGTTGCCTCTATATTTGGCAGTTCAATATTAACTATTGTTGGTAGAAGTTTCGTAAATGGTGTAATGAAATTAATCCCAGGTGGGCAAATTCCTGCTGGTATTTTATCAGCCACAACAGCAGCGGCATTGACCAAAAGTTTAGGGCAGGCATATGTTTCTGTTTTAGTTGGGCTAGCACGTGAGTCTGAAACAAGTGAAATTGATTTCAGCAAAGCGGCAGCCATGTTAAAGAAAAAAGTTAGCTTCTAATTTTTCATACCTCATTAATCAAAGTACTGAACCGTCTTTAACACCTCACAACGGTTCAGTACTTGATCTATATCACATTTCACCCCAAATAATAGGTACGCTTTAAGGGAAAAAGCCCTCATTTTTAGTAGGTTAGGAATAGTTATACGGTGCAGTACTATATACCTCCCATTTTGCCGTACAAATGGTTCTCTTCATTTAGTTGTCCATGCATACATATAAAAATCTTTAATGATTTTGTAACTCTAAAAATGATGGAATAGAAATGAATCGGTTAACAATTTTTTTATTATCTGCCGTTGTAAGTTCAGCAGCACAGGCTGAATGTACTGGCAATTACAATCACAGCATATGTACATTTGATAATGGTGATACTCACACTATCACTAGAACTCTCAGTTCAAGCGGAGAAGAAATCACAGAGATAAAAGGACACAACAAAATATCTGGGGCGAAATGGGAAGAACGTACTAGAGTTTGGGGGGATGACACCATAACTAGGGGTACGGCAGCAAACGGTGCCCGGTGGCGACAAACTAAGCATAAATTAGCGAACGGTGAATATGAGATTTCCGGTGTTGATATGAACGGCAACCTGTATAAGTACAATTGTACTGCATCGGATTGCAATGACAGTTATTAGTACTCGTTCCCTGCCAGTACTGAACCCTATAACAAACCCCACAATTGTTCAGTACTGGCAGGGGTTACATCATAGCAAGAAACTTGCAGTACTGTCCCGCTTTATTACTTAAACCTACATTCCAAAATTATTCTTACGCATTATGTCTAACAATTCTCTGCTCAACATTAATGATTTTTTTGCTGTTGTTCTTCTTAATACTGTTTTTTGCATCTCGGCTTTAAATGCTTCTGTTTGTTCAATATTTTCAACAGTAGTAATTGAGTAATAATCATTATTTTCAGGTAAAAATTTTAGGATTAATGCGGGCGACCAGCCACGTTTTTTAAGCTGATTTTTATTAATCATGTTATGGATACCGTTTGGAGTGTTTTAGTGGTTCGGTATTCCAGAACCGCTACAGTTTGGCTGTGGTTAGATTTGTTCAACTACCCCATGCTCGTTGATCCATTGCGATGGGAATTCATTCCAGCACAACGACCAGACTAATTCATTCTCATAGATTTCACTGTCTGGGTTTGGCACTTCCCTTTTATGGAAGGGCAACGAGTATTCACCGTGTTTATTGGTATAAACCAGTACACGATCAATTCCCCAGATATGACTGCGAAAATGCGTTACATGTGAACCGTCATCAAATTCAAAACAGATAGAGTGTACACGTAAATCATTGTTCACTAACCGTTCAATATTATCGATGATATTTGAATCCGTCTGAGGGAAATCAGTCTGAGAACTAATACCATCAACTTCTGCCCATCCCTCAGTGAAATATGTTCTGTTGTTTGTTTCTAAATCGATCTCCAGTTTATGGCAATTTTCCAGAATTTTTTCTTCACCGATTTGTACTGAATATGTTTTTTTCACAGCTTTCATTTAGTTCTTCCTCATAGGATTTATATGTATGAGGGTAATCCACTCATTGTGCGAGATGGATAATATGGATTGGAAATGTCATTGTCAATTATTTTTTAATACAAAAATCTCAGTACTAATAAATGAGTCTCTATTTAAAGTTCTAAGTACTGTATTAATGATGTCGTATTTTATGAAGTACTTTAAATATCTCATAACCTGTACTGTTTATCACTTCATTTAGCCGTCTAGACGTATGTGGAATTCACTAACATGGGTTGTTAATAATGTGGAATTATCTACCTATAAAGGTTTAAGGTATTTTTTTCCACATATACTTGGATCTATTTCTGAGAAAACAGAAATTGGAGGAGTTTTAGAGCCGTCGCCAGACGGGGATAAAACCCGCCAATTTATGTGCAAACCAATTGTGAGCAACGCGAGCTATTGGTTTGTTTCATTTTAATAACACAATGAAATGAGGCACAAACTCCGCTCCGCTTCGCTCGGCCTGTTCTTCGAAAAACTTCGCTTCGCTCCGTTTTCCTGTGAACAAGTCTGTTTTATTGAGTTTTTTCGGTAGTTCTTTTACTGAGAATTAATGGTTCATCTGACAACTTTCGTTCGCTCCGCTCACTACGTCTCTTGAGTACTACGCCCTCTACTTCGCTTCGCTTCGTTCGGTTGTCTGCTCGTGTTCAACTCGCCCACATACTACTAAACTACCCCACTATCCCATTTAACCCATGTTAGTGAATTCCACATTACGACCAACCAATAAAAAAAGGCCGCTAAAATGCGGCCTTCGTTCTACTTCATCATCCCTCGCAGCATCTCTACCTGCGATTCTGACAGACTCTTTTTGTTACACCACTTGCTGAACTGTTCAGTACTGACATTGCCCTTACTGTTAGACATGAATGTACTGAATTTTTTCCTAATCACCTTATCCTCTGCACTGAATACAGCCGGACGACCTGGTTTCATGGTTTCAGTACTGCCATCTTCTAGCCCCAGATCGATATGATGGATGTTAGCAGTACCCAATGATTGAGCCTGTTCTCTGTCTACAACGTAAACCACGATTTCACTCTGAGAATCATAATCACGCAGATTAGAGCGGTTGATGAACTGATACAGGTTCTCAAACTCCCTAGCCTGTACCAGATCCTGGCCTGTAATGCCGAACTGCTCACGACACATAACAGCCTCTACAGGACTGGGTTTCATGCTGGCAAGCCAAACTGCCGTTGTGTAGCTCTGGTACGAGTTCATACCACGGCTATTAGGTGAAATGTACTGGCCTGAAGTGAGGATATTACTCATGTCGCCTTTGGTTGAACTGTTCGACGTATAGTAGTACTGACCCGTTACGTTCTGTTCTATGCACTGTGCAATGGTAGGCAGTGCATTAGGGTTGTCAGTCCTGAAAGTACTGGTGAACCGTTTCTTATCGAGGAAATAGTACACCTTGAGTCGTTCACTCACTGGCACTAGACGCTGCCGCAATGACATTGTGACTTCTGTAAACAGTCCAGGATTCGAACGGTACAGTAGTGACTCTGTGAAGTTGTTCGCCATGAATGTCATATCTAGGCCAGCATCCACATACTTTTGAATATTGACCCAAGCCATGATCGAAAGCTGATTACAGTCATCGCGGTAAACTTCACGCCCGTCCTGAATTTTAGTACTGAAAAAATTACTGTTCATTCTGAATTCGTCATATAGATCGATAAATTCAAAACGTTGATGAATATCGGATAGAAGATCATCATTGAAACGGGTAATTGGAACAGCGGTACAGTACTGTTTATCGAGATCCGTGAAACTTGTGAACAACTGTTTGTGTACTTCATGTTTTTTCTCAGTATTGATTACCTTGTAACAATGAAAACTAACAACATCATCTAGCATGATTTTTCGGTTTTTGAGCAATGACAGATCTGAAATACTCAAAAAAGCCCGCTCACTGATGATTAGTACTCTGTGCGTCGGTTCTTTGAGAAATTGGTTTACGGCGTATTCGACATTGCTATGAGTTTCAGATGATATCACCGTACAGATATCACCTAACGCTGCGGCTGACTGTTTCATCAATTGCAGTTCTGAATGTACCAATAAATAAGGTATATCAGTACGTTTTATCATTTCAATCGTCATATATGTTTTGGACGATCCGCAATCGCCCTGAATATAGTTCATCATTTATACAATCCTTGTAAGTTTGAGTTTGGCAGTACTGAATTGATGGTTCAGTACTGCATAGTATTTAACGGGATTGCTCCAACAATCCCGTTAATTGTTTATAGTTTTTTGGTTTCACAGCCGTTCTTGATGTCATTCCTCAGCACCTGAATTCTGTTATTCAATGCATCGACAATTTCAGGATACCAGCGTGGTTCTTTTTGATATTTTTCAATTACAAGTTCTATCGCCTTTATTTTCCCCCGCTGCCATTCATGGTGAGCAAGTTTAGGTGTACTGAATGTTCCGAGAGATACCTTCTTTGACTTACCATCTTGCTGGAGTTGACTACAATGGGCTTGGAACCCTTTACCGTGCCTAGTGACTCCAAGCGGCAGTAATCCGCGATCATTACCACGATCTAGCAGCACGTTATTCACGTATTGCGGTACATACCTGCACGCATCAGGACTGTACTGTTTGTTGTTCTGTTTCAGTAGATCCTTATCGAGTTGGTAATTACCTATATAGTTTTTAGTAAACCATTTTGTGAATCTTGAAAACGACAACCATTCATCACAAACCGTCACGCCTATATATGTTGGATGTGATTGATGATATTTTTCAGAATAGGCTCTGTTCAGCAAATTCAACCATGCTTTATACATGATAGAGTACAATTTCAATGCAACCTCAATTATATAGCCTTCGACCTGTACCAAATACTCAATTACTGCCGCTTTATTGATGTCCTTTTTGCCGACACCGCATACATATTTTCCGTTCATTTATTACATCCTTGTAGTTGCTACTGGAATTCCGTTTCCTAGTAGTTGTTAAGTACTACCATTTCTTATAAAAATTGCAGTACAGTTATATGCAGAGCCTGAATTACTTTATGTAGTTCAGGCTTTTTTATTTCAGTACTATGAATTCAGAACTGTGCTCTGATTTATTAAGTACTGTATAGCCGCTGCATTACCCGGTTTTAAGTTCTTACTACTGCTAATACGTTCTAATTCTGCAATTTGTGCAGGGGTGAGCCTTACCATTACTGGTATTGTTTTTTTATCGGTCATTTGATTTATCCTGTAATCTTTTAGACTCAAAATCGACGTGAAAAAACGCCCCTTATTGCAAGGGGCAAACATAACCACAATCGAAAGGAGTTTTTGGAACGAACTTGTTTTGATAATTAAGATTGTAACGCATCATGGAAAAACATCCCAAAAATGCATTACTTTTTTCTTCTTACATAGTTATTTATCAAATCACTAAGAAATGAGGCTGAAACGAGAGGGTTTTGGGAGAAATAATTAAGCCCCAGACGTGGGGCTTTTGTAGAACTGTACAATTACACTATCAGTTCGTGATTCTGAACTTCTCTATAAAGTCTTTACGCTTTAAACCACTTTCTTTAATGAGCAAGGCAACATCAGCGGGTAGTGTACCCTTAGCTACTAATGTGTATCGTTGTCCGTTGTAGTTCACAGCAATACGTTCATTACCACTGGTGTTAGGCCAGAACTGTTTACCGTCAATATCGGGATAACCCAGTACTGGCAACATCTGGTTAGTAACGTTGTCTAGTAAATCCAAGTAGCTTTGACGAATTTTGTTTAAATGTTCTGTAGCCTTTTCCATCAGTTCACTACCTTTGATGGCATCCATAACAGTACTAATACTTTCATCTTCAATGCCTTGACCAGAACCATAACTAATGTCGAACTTCCATTTCGGTTTTCTGCCATCACCACTGAACACGAAAAACACATCAGTACCGATCAGTTTGATGCTGATAGAAATACAACCATCGATTTTGTTCACAATGACTGTTTCAATGATTGAGTTGATAACACCCCTGATTTTATTCCGCACCTCATGATCAGTGTTCTCTATAACCTCCCACTGAACTAAAGTGAGGAAATCGAGCATTGCCATTTCAAAAGTGCCTTTGCCATCTAAAGCGATTTTCTTTTTAACTAGGCGGTCTAACTCAGATATCACTCGTTCGCGTTCTTGTTGTAGGGCAATCCCTTTAGTAACCATCTGATCGATGTTAAAGCCCTTTTCGATAGCTTCCGAAATGTTGTTAATACTGTTGTCTAACGTCGCTAGTTTCTCGTTCCCGACTTCGATCATTTTTTCGATTTGAGAGGTATCTATGCCGCCTTTATTATTGGTATCCATATAGCCAATGATTAATGCGATAATAGAACAGTGGTCAATAAGCAACCCATTCACCGACCAGCCAGTACAGTTCTTCCCTAAGTGCCTGCCATTAGTACATATATAACGTGGCTTACCCTTGTTCATGAACGAGTTCATAGTACCGCCACATTTCCCACACCGTAAAATGCCTAGTCCTGATAACAACTTGATGTTAACAGTGCCAGTACTGTCTTTTGATTGGTATTCGTTCTGGTTCTTTACTTCCTGTAATTTTATAAACTCAACTTCATCAGTACAAAGTGACGGATAGTAGTTTCTGAGAATATATGTCACTTCTTTGTCAGTTGTTATTTCTTTCCAAATGTCTTTGTCTTTAGTACTTTTACTTTTCTTATTCAGTGTAATAGTACGTTCACCGATCAACGCTCTGCTTTTACGCATACGTACCAGCATCTGGTAATCCCATTCCGCACCACCGATAAAGCCGTTTGGATATGTGTTGTCCAAGTAGCGTTTAACCTTGTAGGCACCCTGCCCTGACAAAAACAGGTCGATTATTTCTCTTGCGATAGGCCAGTACTGTTCATGTTTGCGTACAGCTTCATACTGAGTACCGCTATCATCAATCCACCACGGATGCTTCCCAACACTTTTAATATTCACTGGTAAGCCTTCTTCTCTGAATCGTTTTACCAGTGCTAAAACATTGCCTTTAGTACGATTACCCTTGGTCTTACTCTCTTCATGACTGCGGCTAAACAGCAGTAACGAAACCATTAATTCTGTCGGATTATCGTTTACAGACTGCAATGTATAAATTCGGCGATCCATCCCCGTTACGACTGTTAGTCCCAGGTCTAATAGCTTGATGAAAAGTGTTTGAGCCTTTGTGGGAGACTGACGAGTTATACGGTCCAGATTCTCAACATACAGCCATGAATCGCGGTCTATCAT